TAAGATGACAAAAAAACAAAAAAAAATATTATTATTATTATTATTATTATTATTATTATTATTATTATTATTATTATTTTTTTATTATTTTTTTATTTACTTAGCAGTGCGACGCTTCTTGTTTTTGTCACCTTGTTCACCAAATCCACCAAATCCACCTTGTCCATCAAAAGCAACTGTTGACCGATAGAAATCCATATGCTTGAACTTTTCAATAATGTCATCAAATGCTCTAGCGCTTGCCCATCCATCAATTCCAGCAGATGAATTAATAACATCTAACTCGGTTGCGACTCCAGTGGTAATTGAATGAAACTCTTCATAGTTTTTGATTGCTTTTTTAATATGATTTTCGGGATACTTGACCGACTTGATTTTATTGTGTAGAAATGTCCGGTATCCACCCCCTGGGGTTTGAACGGTCGTGGATGTTTTACTACAGCTAGTTACCTTACAATTTTCTTTCCATCCCGGATTGCTACCACCAATGTATTCAATGTTGATTTTTGGTGGTAGAGTTGATAGGATGGAAACAATCTTCTTCTTATCTGATACACTTTGGAAATTCATAACAGTTTTTTCCGTGGTTCCTGCCTTGGAAATGATTTCGTCTCGTCCATCTTTGAGACCATCATTGTATGCTTCAGCATATACATCAGCGAGCTCCTGCTCCAGTTTCTGAATGACTTCCTTGAGGTGTTGTGTTGACATTTTGTTTGAGTTTGTAGAGAGTAAAGAGTTTGAGTTTGTAAAAGAGTTTCTTTATTTTAATTTGTTGAAATCATTATTAAAGAATATCAAATTTATTAACGAGGGTCCTTTCCATCCATATTGAACTTTAATCCAGTTGACATCTTAATCCAGTTGACATCTTAATCCAGTTGATATCTTTATCACATGGAGAAAAATTCCAGTTAAGTGTTCTTAAAGATGGTTCTGATGATATTTTCCATAATGTTTCAAATCTGCTCAAATATCTATATTTAACAATTTTATTTAACATGAATTTAATTTCATCGTTAATATCATTAGATTTAATAAGTTCTTTGATGGATATATTATTCATAATTAATTCAAAAAAATACCTTAAATCATAATAATAATTTAATTTATTATTATTAATTCCATTGGTTTGAAATGATCCTGTTTTTTTTTCAGCTATTTTTGGAATATTTTCAAGACAAGTTCTCCCAATTAAAAGTAATTCTTTTTCATTATAATTAAAAAAAATTAATAGTTTTTTGAATAATATATAATCAGTGTATATATAATTATATATCAAAGTTTTATTTATACATTTATAATTTGTATATGTAAACTTATTAATATATGCAAACTTTATTTTTGAATTTATTTCAAGTTTATTATATATTATATTGATTATATTTTCATCTAAATATATTGAATTCAATTCCATTTATATATATATATTGAATTCGTGTATTTAAATAATTAAATTATGTTAATTATTATATTAATATTAATATATAATGAAAAGATGTCCAACAATTAATCCACAACGAGACAATTGTTGTGGCGAAAATAATATTCATATAGATCATCCACGATGGACTGGTGGTGATAAAACATGGGATCTTTCAGATGAACATCATGATATTAATAATTGTTATTCTTATTCAATGAATAAACAAATACCATTGGGTTGGAGGACAGATAAACTTCAACCTGGAGATTTAAGTGGTGGAAAATATTCGGAACAAACATGTGAATCAATAATACAACATGTTAGAGAAGATTATTCTAGTAAAGATATTAGAGAAATTAAATTAAATTCTCAAATAGAATGTAATAGATATAAAATAGCATTAGTATTATCAAATAATTCAAAAGATTTTGATTATCATTTTTATAGACAAGATTTAAATGGTGATTGGAGTCATAAAGCAGGTGATAATCAAATATCTAATATTGATGCTTCGGGTAATAAAATAACTGATCCTAAAATAGCAGATAGAAATTATAATAAAACAGATAATCAAGATGATGATAATAATGATTATAATATTTTTTGTGGATATTATTCTGTTAGAAACGATTCATCTTTATCTTAAACAAAAAATACAAATGCAGAAATAAATAATAATGTCAATAATGTTATAGTTGTAACTATTCTTGAATATAATAATCGTTGTTCACTGTCTCTATATGAATCTATATCTAATTTATATGTATAATAAATAGAATATATACCTGTAATAACAATTAAAAATCCAATAAAATGTGGTACTAATCTATATTTTTTATACTTTACATTATCTCCACGAATAAATGTTGTTGCTAAAAAAGCAACTGTAACCATTTGAAACATAGTTTGAACCCAGGTAGAATGTAATTGTTCTATACTTGTATTTATTTCAACTACAGATTTACTAATTTTATTATTCATGATTATTATTATATATATATATTTAAAAATAAATTAATAAATATTAATAAAATGAGTTTAATAGATTATCGTCGGAATAATAATACAATTAGAATAAATAATAATAATTTAGCATGGAATATATGTAATAAACATTCGTTAAACATTAAGAATATGGTCAATAAGTATAATAAATCATTATTAGTTGATAATATTTATAAAAAGTACTTATTAGAATTAAAATCTAATAATTTAAATATGAATAAAAAAAATAAATATATTAATTGTTGGACAACACTTATAAATACCCTAAATAATAATAAAAATTCAGAAAATATTAAAAGAAACGCGTTAATTCAATTAAACTATGTATCTGAAATTAATAATTAAATATATAAAGAATAAATATAGATAATTATATAAATGTCGATAAAAGATAAGCCATTAAAAAAACGTCATAGTGATAAAAGAATAACTATAGATGTTATTCATAATGATATATTAAATACAATTCAAGAAGAAAAATCAAAAATAGGTGGATATTTGATTGAGAAAGAAAATCTAAATACAGAAATTAAATCAATTGATAGAACAGATAAAAATTATTTAAAAAAAATAATGAAAATAAAAAAAATAGAAAAAAATATAAAAGAGATTAAAGAAAAAGAAACACAATATTATTTAGATAATGGTTTATTATTAAATGATTATTATAATAAAGATTTTCAAATTGTTCATACAAAAGAATCAGAAAAGAATGTAAATATATTAGATTTTTTTAAAAAAGAAGTAATAGAAGATATAAAAGAGAATAAAGAAACATTACCAGAAATTAAAGATAAAAAAGATAATAAAAAAAATAAAGGAAATATTATAGTAACATATTTATCAAATATAAATGATGAATATTTAAATAATAATTTTGAAGATATAGATAATGAAATACATATATGTGAAAGATGTAATATGAAAAATATGATCTATAAATTAAGTGAAAGTGAAATATTTTGTAATGATTGTGGTTATACACAAAAAATATTAATGAATAATGACAAAATATCATATAGAGAAACACCTAGAGAAATTAGTTATTTTGCATATAAAAGAATTAATCATTTTAATGAATGGTTAGCACAATTTCAAGCTAAAGAAACAACCGAAATTCCAAATGAAGTATATACAGATGTTTTATTAGAATTAAATAAAAATAAACATATAAAAGTATCAGAAATAAATAATAAACAAATTAGAGAAATATTAAAAAAATTGAAGTATAATAAATATTACGAACATATACCAAATATCATAAATATTATTTCTGGTAATAATGCTCCAACATTAGAAGCACAACACGAAGAATTATTAAGAAATATGTTCAAAGAAATACAAATGCCATTCATGAAACATTGTCCACAAGAAAGAAAAAATTTTTTATCATATTCGTATGTTTTACATAAATTCTGTGAATTACTAGAATTAGATAATTTATTAAAATATTTCCCGTTATTAAAAAGTAGAGAAAAACTTCAACAGCAAGATAAAATATGGAAAAACATTTGTTTGGAACTTCAGTGGGAGTATATTGCTAGTATTTAATTAGATCCAATACAATTATTACAATGAATTCCCCCAACAATATATCCAATCCAAGTTGATAAAAAAGTTAACATTATTGTGGGTAATATTATTTTACATGCATTAATATATTTCTCATTTGTATGTATATTTACTTCTGGATATATTTCATTAATTAAGTTAACGTGATACATTGTATTTTATATTTATATTATATATAATCTTAAATATTTTAATTTTTTATTTGAAGTTTATATGTTGTTTTAATTGGTCTATTTTCTAATTTTTCCATAATATTATCAACTAATGTTTGGTCTTTTATAACATCAAAAATATTACTTTGAATATTTTTTTTAGTTAATCCTTCTCTTGTATTTCTAGTAGCACATTTAATTTTACCATTTTCTGTATTTAAATCTTTTATATGATATTTATTCATAAATTCGGTAATATGTGGTTCTAATTCTTTATTTCTTATTTTTTTAAGATCTCTTATTTTTTTTTCGTGTTCGCATATATCTGTATGTAAAGTAACCCATTTCTTAACTTGTTCTTTAAAATGGATTAATTCGCTTGTAGGTATTTCAACTTGTTCGTGCATCATTATATTATATTATAATTTTACTTTTAAATTATTTAATTTTTCTTTTTAATAATTCAATATCCCATTTATTTTCATCTTGTGGTATCTTTATAAATTTTTTGTTATATTCCATATAATAACCGTATTTACCAATACATATATTCATATTCTTTTTATTATGAGTTGCTATTTTTTTAGGATATTTTATTATTATGTTACAATCTTCAATTGTTAATTTTTCTTTATCAATTTTTTTCCATTCTAGGTATGATTTAATATTTTTATTTTTATTATTATAATTTATATAATCACCATATTGACCATTCATCAAATATATTTCTTTTCCTTTTAATTTACCAATAACTTTTCTGTTATCTTTAACCATTTTATAATCACCCATTTGTTCTATAACAATTCCAATAAAGGAATCATATACTTTTTTTATAACACTGATCAATTCAATTTCACCATTTGTTATTTTATCTAAGTCATTTTCAATTTCAGATGTATATACTGGATTTAGAATATTTATGAAATATTTTGATAAATATTCTAAAACTTTAACACCTAATTCAGTAACTAAAATTTTGTTTTTTTGTTTTGGAATTGTATATTCTTCAATTTTCTCAATAATTTCATTATTCTCATTTAATTCAATTATTGAACATGATTTAGTTATTTCATCTATATCAGTTGAAATTGTATATTTACGATTATATAATGTTTCAATTAAATTTGCGTATGTAGATGGTCTCCCAACACCAGAACTTTCTAATTTTTTAACTATAGTAGATTCTGTATATAATTGTGGTGGTTCAACTATTTTATATTTGTATATACACGATTTTAATTCATACTCATTGATTTTTTCATAGATATCTAAATCTATTTCTTTTTCAATTGAAGGTGTATCATTATATTTTAAATAACCATCAAAATATAATGATTTTAATTTTGATTTAAAATAACCATATATATTCATTAAATCATTAAATAATTCTATATTTAATACATCATATATTGCTGGTTTCATATGCGATATGAATGTTCTTTTTTTAATTAAATTATATAATTTATGATCTACTTCACTATAATTTATACCATATTGATCTTTGGATATTACTACATCTAAATTTGTTACTCGAACTGCCTCATGAGCTTCTTGTGCTCCTTTAACAGATTTTTCTTTTTTATTTTCATAATATTCATTTCCGTATTTTTCTCTAATATTTTTTTTTAATAATTCTTTAAAATCTTCTGATATGAATGTTGAATCAGTTCTATGATAAGTAATTAATCCATTATCATGTAATTTTTGTGCTATATTCATTGTCATTTTAACGGGAAATCCCAATTCTTTTTGAGCAGATTGTTGTAATGTTGAAGTAATTAAAGGAGGCGGTGAATATTTTTTTTCTTTTTTTTTATTTAAATTTTTAACCTTAAACTTTCTATTTTCTAATAGAATATTACAAATAGATTTAACCAATTCAGAATCAATTGTTTTATTTGTAAATACAAATTCAGATTTAATATCAATATCATTTGATAAAAATATGCCATTTAAATTATGAGAATATTTCGGGTTTTCTAAATATTCTTCTATTTCTTTATTTTTTCCATGTATAATATTTAATAAACAACTCTGAACTCTTCCAGCCGATAATCCCTTTGAATCTGTTTTAATATGTTTCCATAATAATGGTGATAATTTGTAACCAATAATAAGATCTATTAATTGTCTTGCCCTCTGAGAATTAACTGAATTTATATTTAATGTTTTGGGATTTTCTAATGATTTATCAATTGCTTTTTTAGATATTTCATTAAATGTAATACGATTATTTTGATTATATTTTAATTTATATATATTTCCAATATGCCACGCTATTGCATCACCTTCTCTATCATCATCGGCTGCGAGAATAATTTCATTTTTTATATATTTTTTTAGTTCTACTATTATTTTCTTTTTATCTGAAAATACTGTATAAATTGGTTCAAAATTATTATCAATCATCTCATCTAATTTTTTACAATCTAAGTTATTAATATGTCCACAAGATGATATTACTTTTATGTCTGTTTTATAAAATGATTGAATTTTTTTAGCTTTAGCCGGAGATTCAACTATTATTACTTTCATTATTATTTATAAAAATAATTATAAAAATAATAATCAAATTAATTATATATAAGTAATTATAAATATAATATGACTGATTGGAATAATTCATGTAATTATAAAAATAATTATAATAAACCGAATAAATCTCATAGTAAAACATATAAAGGAAAGTATAAGACCATTTGCGATGGTTGTTTAAATCCAAGTAATGATAAACAAAAAACTATAAAACATCAACTATGTGAAAAACCAATTTGTCCAGATATTATTGAAATTTATAATAAAAGTGAGTGTGTATATAAACCCAATTTTAAAAATAGCATAAAAAAGGATATGAAAAAAATATTCAAAAAAGATAATGATACAGAATTACATAAACCCAAATTAATTAATTGTAAAAAAAAAAAAATAAAAAAAAAAATAAATAATAATCATACAGATAATGAGAATGTTAATGAGAAT